AAAAATAAAGTGTACCTGCTAAACAGAAAGCTCGTGAACACAACCTATTCTTCACAGAAAGCGATCGATATCATTGAGGACATAGTGAGCAAATTCTCGGGATCGGGAATCACAACTGTGAACGTCGAGGACGATGCGTCGGCCACTGGCTCGTTCGTTTTCAATAACGTGGAAGTATCGGTGGCCATTCAACAGATAGCTGATCAGTTTAGTAAAGAGTGGTACGTGGATCCGACAGGAGACATTCACTTCTTCTCAAAGTTTGCCGAGACAGCACCATTCGACTTAGACGACGACGGTGGAAAATATATATGGGAGTCGCTTGAGATAACCGAGGACTACACTCAGATTAAGAACTCGATACTGGTAGAAGGCGGAAAAGAAAAAAGCACTGCAACGGAGACGGACAAATTTATAGGCAACGGCCAGAGCTCGTCATACGTTTTGTCCAGGCAATACACTGACCTGACTGTGACGGTCGGAGGCGTTTCAAAAACAGTCGGTATCCAGAACATAGACGACTTCACAACTAAGGACTGCCTATACGATTACGACATGGGAGTGCTTTACTTCAACCCTGCCTCCCCTCCTGCCAATGCTGCTTTAATTGTGGTCACTGGCAAATACTATTTTACGATCGCGGTCAGATACAAAGATCTCGCATCGATAGGAGATTACGGAGAGAGAGAATTCAGGATCCAGGACAAGAACATCAGCTCAAGGACTGACGCGTCCGCGCGTGCGCGCGCGGAGATAGCGGCCTATGGCCAGGCAGTATCCGAGGGAAGCTTCGAAACGTATGAATCGGGACTGGCTGCAGGACAGAAAATACATATATCTTCCCTGCTTAGAGGAATATCCGGAGACTTTATCATTCAGAGATTGACCGGCAAAATGCTGACGTCGCAAAAAATGATATGGACAGTCTCTATCGTCAGCGTGAAAACGTACGAGCTGATAGACCTACTCGCCCAGATAGTCAAAAACAATTCACCGCTCGAAACAAGCGTGGCCATTATCACGGCAAACAGCTTTACCAAGGCCGAGAAAATCGCCAGGACAATCACGATCGGAACACCGGTCAGCGTTGAAAGAGGGCTGAAGGTGGCCAGAAATAACCTGACATATATCAATAGCGGTCCGCAGTGGGTATGCTCACCGTATACCCCGACAGGACTCGCAGATAGAAAAAGAGTGGCGTGGGCAGACAGGCATTGTTTCCTCCGCGTTTGACTTGACTAAATACGAGTGATATAATTTAGAAAATTAATAGGGCTCATGGGCTCACTCGGAAACATTTCACGGAATGGATTAAAGAGTGAGCTTTTTTATAAAATGAAAAACCAAACATCAAAACTTAAAATCGTCCAGGAAGTAAAGCCGATGAAAAGGATCGGATGGATTTCTCTCATTAACCAGAAAAAGCTTGAGAAATTACGCTTGGACTGGAGAGACCTCTTTGACTTAAACAAGTACACGCTGAAGCAGAGATTTGACGAGCTCGCAAAATTGGGAGTCGTCCAGAGACGAGAAATATTTGAGAACATAACCCCGACTGTCGGGTTCGCAGCTTTGACAAAAGCACTTTCAGGAAACATCGCAACCGTTGCTGAAGTGCTCGTGAATTACCACTCGCTCGGAACTGGAGTCGCAGCACCCGCATCGGGAGACACTGCTCTTGGCACTGAGGGCGCAAGGGTTATCGTATCGTCAAAAACATACTCAGGAAACAAGGCGTACTACACCGTCTTTTATGGGCTTACTGAAGGAGTCGGAACGTGGACAGAAATGGGACTATGGCTCAACGCGAGCGCAACACCAGGAAGCGGCACTCTTTGGGACCGCAGCTTGATCAGTATATCAAAAACAAACGCGCAATCCTTGACTATCGACTACGAGGACACGCTATCTAACGCATAAACAACACTATGGTAAAAAAAATCTGGTCACCAGGAGAAGAAATTACTGCAGACGCTTTGAACCACACTGACATGGGGCTGAAAGCGCTTGCTCAGGCGTCGCCGAATATGACCGTGGCCATTGATCCTGGTGCGGTTAAGTTTGCGAAAGGATTAGTGAAATATGCAGGAGGCAACTCTCCCACTTTCATTAAGACCGGACTCGGCGGAATCTATTCATTGCCAAACAACCCTTCTAACGGAAACACAATGACGCTGACGATTAACGGAACCGCAATCACGATCAACTTCGTGAGCTCAATTGGATCCACTGCAGGCAACGTCCTTATCGGAGCGACAATCGCTGCGACTCTTGTAAACTTGCTCGGACTTTTACAGAATCCAGGAACGACAAGCTCAACACAAAGAGCGCTCTCTGCCGGCAACCAAACACTCGTCGGATATTTCTCATGGAGAATTTCCTCAACGACAATAGTCGGAGACTGCTTGAATACGGCGGTCGCATCGCTGACGACATTCACCGGAGCGACAAACGTATCGGGCGGAAGCTTCGCAGCAAATACCAACCCGAGAATAGACCTCGTCACAATAGACAACTTGGGAGTGATAGCAATAACTCAAGGACTGACCGCAGCATCGCCGACAGCACCCGCTTGTCCTTCAGGAAAAGCTCCGATCGTTGAAATTTATATGACGTCGGGAGCGGTGCACATAGACAACGTTAGCGACGCGACTAATGCCTATATCAATGCCGATGCTCGAGCATTTTGTGCCGGAGATACAAACTTCGGGATTTTGTTGCAGGCTGGGGAGGCAATCACGCCGGGCAAGTACGTACACAAAGGAGACGTGACTGTTTACGCTGGACCAGGCGCATCAATAATTGATCAATCTTCGGGGGCAACTCAACTCTTTGACTTATATAGCCAGGTGGACGGACAGGATGGCCAGACAAAATACGTTATTTGTGATCAGAAAATACAATTTGCCGCCCAAACAGTTATCGGAGCGGTTAGATTAAAGCTTAGAAAACAAAATGCAAGCTATGAAAATCAGGGATTAACTATCGCCATTATGGCCGATAACGGAGGCAATCCAAACGAATCTTCGGTGCTTGCTCAAATAAATATATTAAATAGTGCTTTGAGTACGACAGCCGGAGACGTCCTGATTGATTTCGGTCAATCAATAACCCTTGCGGCAGGAACTCCATATCACATCACAGTCACTGGGGCGACAGGAAACTGCCACGTTTATGTCTATGGGTCCAATACCTCGACCTATGCCGACGGAGATTGCGGAAGCTTCTCTCACATGACTTTTTCCTCATGGTCCAGGAATACGACTTCCGACTTGAGATTCGAACTTTTAGCATCCACTTTCCAGGTAGCGACAAAATACTACATGACCACTTCGAGCGACGTGAAAAGATTTAATTGGAAAGGGGTATGCGCAGAGACAGTCGCAGCCGATGGATACTTCTTTTGCAACCTTTTAGTCGACAATAACCAGGTCGGATTGACGCCTGACGCTGATTACTATCTTGACGTCGCGGGCGGAATTTCAGTCGCCGGCGGAACGGCAAAAATATATGCTGGAAAAGCGATAGATGCAACAACAATTCTTCTTGATAAAAGAGTGGAAACGAAAATAGGAGTAAAAAACAGCGGGACCGTAAATCTTTCAACTTCTCCAGTAAAAATAACGATGGATACCGAAGATTTTGACCACTTAGATGAATTTGATAAGACAACTAACCGTAGATTCACCCCGAAAACAAACGGCTTTTATTTAATAAATCTTTCAATTACTGGATCGACATCATGGGCATTAATTGGATCAATATACAAAAACGGTTCGGCAATTCAAACGGTTGCGGCCACAGGATATTATTCTGGCGGATCAACCGTGGGAATCAATTTGATGCAGGTGGTATATTTGACAACGTCAGACTATATCGAATTTTATTCATGGGTAAGCTCAAGCTCTTCGTCGATAGGAGCTAACGGAGCATATGCTTCGATAATTAGAATTAAATAATAATAAAAAGGACAACAAAAAAATGGCTGAAGAAATAAACAACGGAAGGAATGACCACGACTTACTGATTGAGATGGCAACAAAGCTTGACCGAGTAATAGACGACGTGAAGGACCTCAATAAGTCTGTCGTCAACGGAAACGCTGAGATGCAGGCAAAGAAGCTAAGTCGGGACGATTTTCAGAACTGGGACCGCGCATTCTGCCGGGACTACGAAAAAGATATCGGCGAACTGAAGAAGCTGATAAACGATAACCTCAAAGACCACGAAAAAAGAATCAGGCGTCTTGAGCAGTGGGGCTTCATTGCTATCGGAGCGATCACCTTGCTTCAAATAATTATAGCGGTAGCAAGATAAAAAATATGGAAAACGAAGAAATCAACTACAACGGAGCGATGCCGGACGAGAGATCCGAAGAAGAAAAACAAAGCGACTATGTGTTCGCGGAAACAGTCGCAACGGTCAATCCGGTAGATTGGAAAGAAAAACCTGAAGGGGACTGGCGTAAATTTGAAATTTATAACCAGGACGGATCAGGTTCTTGCGTTGCCCAGACCGCCGCCAAACTGATCGATATTTTGAAATGGCTTGCTACAGGAGAATGGCAGCATTTTTCAGCGAGCCATATCTACCAGAGAAGGGCTAACAAACCGAATCCAGGAATGGGAGCGATAGACGTTTTCACGATCCTTGGAAAAGGAGTATGCAAAGAAAGCGATGCACCTTCCCAGAATATGAATGACGAAGAAATGGACGCAATCAAGGTTCCCGACAACGTAGACTTGGTCAAGGTACCGAACTATCTATCGCTTCCGATTCAAGATATCGACACCGTCGCTTCAGTGATCGAAACAACTAAGAAAGGCGTTATGGTATGGCTATATTTTGCCCCGAGCGAGTGGACTGACGTCCCTCAGCTGATAAAGGACATCAACTTAGTGACAGCTCCCTGCAGGCATTCAGTCACGGCCGTAGACTACACGATATACCAGGGCAAGAAGGCATTGATTATTGAGGACTCATGGGGAACCTCCTACGGAAAAGCCGGCCAGAGAGTGATCACTGAGGACTTCTTCAAGGCCAGGAACTATTACTGCGGATATCCGATCACCTTCAAGTACGTTGAGAAATCCGAGGAAGTGAAGTATACCTTTAACAAGCCTTTGATTTTTATAGAGTGGGACTACAAAAAGAATCAGCCGAAAAACCCTGAACTTCATGCAAGCCAGAAGTCGGACGTCGTCGCACTGCAGAACGTCTTGAAAAAACTCGGGTACTTCGCCGACAATATCTCAAGCACCGGATACTACGGATCAATCACTGCGAAAGCGGTATACAAATTTCAGGTCGCATACGAGGTCGACACGTTGGAGATTTTGAATGACCTGAAGGGAAGGCGCGTTGGAAAGAAAACATTAGCAGCACTAAATAATTTATAAAACGATGGAATCAACACAAATCGCAAAATCGTTCGACAAAGAGACAGTCAAGAAGATCCTTAAAAGTTTCTTGATTTCTGCCTTCTCAGC